GTACCGGCTGATCGAGCGTGTCGACGGCCGCCCGTGGCTCCAGTCCGCTCTGACCCCGCACAACGGCTCGGCGAACACCCTGTCGCCGTTCGTGCAGCTCCAGTCCCGCTAACCGGCGGCTGGTCGAGTACGGGCAGGCCCCGGCCGTAATCCTGCGGCCGGGTCCCCGCCCCGAATCAGCAAGCCGGGCAGTGGCACCCCCGGTCCAAGTCCAAGCCGCACATGAGGAGGTGACCAGCGATGGCTGGTCAGTACGGACACGGACGCGTTTTCGATGTCGTTCACGACGCGTCCGGCAACATGTTCACGCTGAAGAACGCTTCGGCCGTGACGTTCATCGTGAAGAGCTCCGGTGCGGCTTCGCTGGCTGTCGTGGCCGCGAAGACGTTCGGCGGTTCCACCACCACCTGGACCACCGCCAACGGCTTCGGCCAGCCGGTGTACTGGGACCAGAACACCACCACCAACGGCACCGCCGGTTGGACGAAGCAGAACGCGGTGTGGACCACGAACAGCGTGGCGCTGGCCGGCACGACCGGCTACACCTCGACGATCTCGTTCCTGACGTCGCAGTTCGCTGACGGCTTCCAGTACATCCAGGCGACCGGCACCAACACCACCACGGTGATCGCGGTTCTGCATGACCTGACCGTCGCGCGGACCCCGGCGAACCTCGCACTGCTGGGTGCGTGAGCCATGGCGAACTTCATCCAGGGCTCTCAGCTGAGGCTGCTCGAGTACGGCAACCAGGTCGTCAAGGCCGCGCAGACACCGCCGAACTCCGGGTCGTCGGCAACGCTGTTCACGGTCGCCGGTGGCATGGTGCTGGTGACTTCGCTGGTGGGCCGTGTCTCCACGGTCCTGTCCGGGACCACCGGCACGATCTCGCTCGGTGCGACTCCGACTGTGGGTGCTGCCGGTGCGCAGGTGGCCGGTATCGCCGCTGCCACCGTCGTCGGCGGCGGCGAAGCCGGTGCTGTGTTCGCTGTGGCCGCGACCATCGCGGGTGCGCCGACGACCCTGGCCAACGGCGGCGCCAGCGCTGTCGCGGGCAAGTCGCCGTTCCTGGCTCAGGCTGCGTTCATCGTCAACGCCGGGATCATCACCGTCACCACTGGGGTGGCGACGATGACCGGCGCGATCGACTGGTACCTGACGTATCTGCCGCTCGACACCGGCGCGTCGGTGTCCTAGCAGGAGGGATCCGCGGCGATGTGGGAGTGCCAGCAGTGCGGGTGCAAGGGCATCGCCGCGGATCTCGTGGCCTGCCCGATGTGTGAGGAGGAGAGGAAGATGCCGAAGTCTACGACTGGTGGCGCGTCGAATGCGTGGGAAGAGACCGAGGCCGTTGTGGCCGAGGCGACCGAGCAGCCCGCCGAGGACGCCCCGGTGGAGGCTGCGCCGGAGCCGCAGGACGCCCCGGTGACCGTCGTTGGCGAGCCGGGCCCGGAGCTGGTGGCACCTCCGAAGCCTGACGCCGCACCGGCACCGAAGAAGGCTGCGCCGAAGAAGTCCGCCGCCGCGGACCCGAGCCCCGAGAACGGTGTCCAGCCGTGACGTGGCTTCTGACGGCATCCGGCAACTCCCCGGCGTCCGGCGACCAGCACAAGTGGCGCGAGGTCGAGCAGAAGCTGTTCGACGAGCTGCGCGCGGTGCTGTCCAAGCCTGAGTACGCGGCGGCGAGCAGCTGGTTCCGCGGGATCCACCTCGCCGCGTCCGACATGCACAAGGCACCGGCGGTCACCGCAGAAGCCGCGCCGGCCGTGCCCGCGAAGGCGCCGAGCCGCGCCGGAAAGACGCAGGGGTAGGCCATGGCAGGCAACGGCGTCACCGGCTGGGACTTGTACTCGACGCTGGTTCAGCAGTCCGAGTACATCACCTACTACAAGTCGATTCCGCCTGTCGCCTGCCCGCACGACGGCGAGCCGCTACGCCAGGGGCCGCCGCAGACCCCCGGGATCTTGTACTGCCCGTGGGGCGACTTCCAGTACCCGCGGGACTACGACGTCGAGACCATGGCCGGGATGTGAGAGAGCAGAGATGACCAACACGAAGCCGAACACGGCCACGCTGGCGAACGTCGCCTCGTCGGCGACGAACGTCACGCTGTTCGCCGCGGCGTCCGACGACAACGGCCGCACCATCTACAACGACTCCACCTCGGTGCTGTACGTGAAGTTCGGTGCGACCGCGTCGGCGACGTCGTTCACGGTACTGGTCGGCGCGAACAGCTACTACGAGTTCCCGCAGCCTGTGTATGCCGGGCAGGTCGACGGGATCTGGGCGTCGGCGAACGGCTCCGCGCGAACGAGCCGGTGGTGATCTGATGCCTCTGTTCCCTGGCCCGCTGCTTTCCGCGTCCACGATCACGCCGGTCACGATCGCGAACTCGACCACGGAGACGGTGGTCACCAGGCTAACGGTCCCCGGCGGCCAGCCCAAGGTCGGCAGCGCGTGGGAGGGCACCTGTGTGGGTGTCGTCTCCACGGCCACCACTGGCTCGCCGCAGATCACTGCGAACCTGCGTATCGGCGGCCTGACGGGCACGTCGATCGCGTCGATCGTGATCGGGGCGACGACGTCGCAGACGAACGTCAGCTTCTGGATCGGGTTCCACGCGGGATGTGTGACCACGGGCGTTTCCGGCACGTGGGTCGGCAGTGTGCACGACGTGGACGTCCTCACCGGGCCGGCCGCGAACGTGGTGGTGTCGCCGACTCCGGTGACGCAGGACACGACGATCAGCAACGACCTGGTTCTCACTCTTCAGTGGGGCGCGGCGGTCTCCGGCAACTCAGTCACCATGATCATGTCCTCGATCTTCCAGATGTCGTAGGGCGCTGCACGACCGACAACTGAATACGTACTCCGAGGTCCACGGCGCAAGCCGTTCTCGATCAAGAAAGCAAGGATCAGGCGAAGGAGGTGAACCATGGCCATCACACGGCCGTGTTACGTGACCCGCGAACGGGTCAAGCAGGCAGCCGACATCAAGCTGACAACGCACAACGACTGGCAGGTCGACCAGGCGATAGAAGCCGCATCCGACGGCATCGACGGCCTGATGCACCGCGTGTTCTACACCACGTACACCACGCACCAGTTTGACTGGCCCAACTTCCAGGGCACCTACCCGTGGAAGATCTACCTCGACGCCTCCGAGCTCGCCGACGTCACCGGCACCGTGCCCGTGGTCACCACCGGCGGCGACAGCCCGCAGACAATCCCCGCGGCGAACCTGTACTGGGGCCCGTGGAACTACGCCCCGCCGTACACCCGCCTGGAGATCAACCGCGCCACCTCCTCGACGTTCGGCGTCGGCAACACCCCGCAGCGCGACGTCCACATCCAGGGCCAGTTCGGCTACCAGGACACCTTCACCCCGGCCGGCGCGCTCGCCGCGGCCATCACCGACACCACCGGCACCGGCGCGCAGGTCACCAACGGCGCTCTCGTCGGCGTCGGCGACGTCCTGAAGGTCGACGCCGAGCGGATGCTGGTCACCGACAAGGCGATGCTCTCGACCGGCCAGACACAGCAGGGGTCGGGCGTCAGCACCGCGGCGAAGAACGACCAGCTGCTCCAGGTCACTGACGGCTCAAAGTTCGCGCAGCAGGAGATCGTGCTGCTCGACGCCGAGCGGATGCTGATCGTGGACGTCGCAGGCAACAACCTGTCGGTGATCCGCGCATGGGACGGCACGACCCTGGCGACGCACACCGGCGCCACCGTCTACGCGCTGCGGCAGCTCACTGTGACCCGCGCCGCGTTGGGCTCGACCGCGGCCACCCACAGCAACGCAGCAGCCGCCACCGTCGCTGTCGTGCCGTCGCTGATCCGTGAACTCGCGCTTGCCGAGGCGATCGTGGACGTGGCACAGCAGGTCGGCGCCTACGCGCAGACGCAAGGCGACGGGCAGTCGAAAGTTGTCAAGATCGGGCAGGGGCTGCCGGATCTGCGGAACCGCGCCATCACCACGTTCGGCCGCAAGGCCAGGCAGAGGACGATCTGATGGCCTTCGACTTCCAGGGGCTCACCGACGCCGTCGCATCCCACGCCGGGACCACCGGCGAGTTCGACACGGTCAACACGCACGAGCCGAAAGCTAAGCCTGGCAACGGCATGACCTGCTCGATCTGGGTGTCGGAGATCGCGCCGGTGTCCTCGTCCGGGCTGAACGCGGTATCCGGCCTGGTCGAGATGACGATGCGGGTGCAGACGCCGTTCAAGCAGATGCCCGAGGACCAGATCGACCCGCTGCTGATGCGGGCGACGTCCGCGCTGATGGCGTCGTTCGCGGCCGGGTTCACCCTGGCCGGGATCGTCCGGAACGTGGACCTGATCGGCCAGCACTCGCAGGGCCTGCGGGCCAAAGCGGGCTACGTCAACCAGGACAGCACCGTCTACCGGCTCATGGACGTGACGCTCCCTCTCATCGTCAACGACCTGTACCCGGAGGTGCCGTGATGCCGGAGTCGATCCACCTGTCGGGCCCGCTGTTCAGCGGCGTCGCCGAGGCCGACTTGGCCGCCGCTGTCGCCGCGGTGCAGAAGGACGTCGCGGCCTACGCCGAGTTCCAGTGGCAGATGAACATGACCGAGTCGTTCCAGAACCCGTCCGAGCCGCCGCGGTACCAGTCGCACGTCAACGTGATGCGGCGCGGGTCGGACCTGGTCGTGAACGACGGCTATCCGGGCTCTGGGCTGCTGTACGGGCCGTGGCTGGAAGGCATCGGGTCCCGAAACGCGACCACGCGGTTCAAGGGCTACTTCGCGCTGCGGCGGGCCGCGAACGCGGTGCAGGCGAAGACCGCGGCGATCGCCAAACCCATCATCGACGTGTTCATCCGGAAAACGAACGGGGTGTAGCCCATGACCAAGACAAGCGGCCTCGGTGATGCCGCCTACATAGGCGGCTATGACCTGTCTGGCGACATCATGTCGCTGGGGAAGATCGGCGGCGGGATGAGCCCGTTGGACGTCACCCCGATCAACGTGTCCGCGCACGTCCGCATCGGCGGGCTGCGGGACGGCGGCATCGACTTCGTGACGGCGTTCGACACGGCGGTCGGCCAGGAACATCTGGTGCTGTCGGCGCTGCCGACCGCTGACGTGCAGGTGATGTACATGCGCGGCACCGCCATCGGCAACGCCGCCGCCGCGCTCATCGCCAAACAGATCGACTACAACCCGACGCGCGGCACCGACGGCATGCTCACCGTCGCCGTCGCCACCATGGCCAACGGCTTCGGGCTGGAGTTCGGCACGCAGCTCACCGCGGGCCTGCGGACCGACACGGCGGCCACGAACGGCGCCAGCTTCGACGGCACCGCGTCCTCGGCGTTCGGCGCGCAGGCCTACCTTCAGGTGACTGCGTTCACCGGCACCGACGCGACCGTGACCATTCAGGACTCGGCCGACAACGTGACGTTCACGAACGTCACCGGCTTGTCGTTCACGGCGACGACCGCGGCGCACACCACGCAGCGGATCGCCACGGCGAACACGGCGACGATCCGCCGGTACACGCGTGCGGTCACCACCACCTCGGCCGGCTTCACCAGCGCCACGTTTGCCGTGATGTTGGTCCGCAACCAGGTTGCCGGGCAGGTGTTCTAGTGATCAGCAACGAGCCGTTCCGTCTGCCGCCGATCGGTCCGCCGTCCGCGTACCTGACGTACAGCATCACCGCCAGCCGGGACACGGGCGTGGTCGCGGCGTGCAAGGACGCTGGCTGCCAGGCGTGGGCGCACGGCTGGGAGACCACCGTGGACGAGGCGACGCCTCTCGGTGCGAACCAGGCCGCGTACATCCGGCACAAGTCGGGCCGCACCTTCACCGAGCAGCGGACCGACGCCGGCCTGACGGTGTTCAGGTTCGAGTCGTTCCAGCGCTGCTTCACCGAGCACCGGACGCGGCCGGACGTGTTCACCCGGCGCGACGGCGACTGGCGCGGGGCGCTCCGCGGCGGCCTGGTACTGCGGCACAAGCGCGCAGCGGACTGGGTGGAGGACTTCCAGGAGCACGAGGGCTTCCTGGCCGACCAACGACAGAAGGGAACGATCTGACATGGCCAAGACATCCGGCCTTGGAGCCACTGTGCTGGTGGACGATGCGTCCAGCGCGGCTCAGACCATCAGCAACGACGTCACGAACTTCAGCTTCGCCACGCCGCGCGGCGTGCAGGACATCACCGGCGTGGACAAGTCGGCGCACGAGCGGCTGCTGCTGCTCGCCGACTACAGCGCCACGTTCAACGGCGTGTTCGACAACGGCAGCAACCTGTCGCACGCAGTGTTCAAGACGATCCCGTCCACCTCGGTGAACCGGAACGTGAAGATCGAGCCGACGTCCGGCGCCACCCCGGCCCTGTCGTGCCTGTGCGTGCTGACCGACTACACCATCACCCGCGCCAACGCGGGCGAACTGACGTGGGCCGTGCCTGCGGCTCTGGCCGACGGCACCGTCCCCACCTGGACCTGAGGCTTAAGGATACTGATATGGGCTTCAAGGCTAAGAAGAAGCTGTACCGGCTGATCTTCGCTGACGAGGACATGGCCGGGCTGGAGGTCACCATGACCTCGGTGCCGATGGGTGACCTGCTGAAGCTCCAGCAGCTCGACCCGAAGCGCGCGGCCAGCAACCCGGCCGAGTTCCGCGAGCTGCTCGAGATCTTCGCCGGGGCGATGCTCGAGTGGAACCTCGAGGACGACAACGACCAGCCGGTCCCGATCGGCGTGGACGACTTCCTGAAGCAGGACATCGACTTCATCTTCGAGATCATCAAGGCGTGGAGTGACGCCGTCTCCGGAGTGTCCGCCCCTTTGGACGGCGGCTCGACCGCTGGCGCGACTTCCCTGGAAGCGTCGATCCCGATGGACGTGTTGTCACCGAGCCTGCCGAGCTGAGCCGCGCGCGTTTCCTGCTCAGCGCTCTCCAGCGGTTCGGCGGCTACACGCTGACGACGCTGCTCGAGGAAGACGCCGAGCTGCTGCAACTGATTCTCATCGAGGAGAGAGGAACCCCCCGGGATGCCGACCCGTCCTGAGCCGCGCACGCGCCGCCGGGTCCTCTCGCGCGCGATCGGGGAGCTGCCATGGCCAACCTGATCGAGATCGTCATCTCCGGCCGCAACGAGGCCAAGACGGCGCTGGCCGAGGCCAAGAAGGACGGCGAGGGCCTGGCCAGCTCCATGTCGAAGATGGGTGTGGTCGGCGGTGCCGCGCTCGTCGGCATCGGCGTCGAGGCCGCGAAGATGGCCACGTCCTACGAGGCGTCGACTACGCGCCTGGCGACGTCGGCCGGCGAGTCGACGGGCAACCTGAAGATGGTCGGCCAGGGCATGCTCGACATGGCCGGGAAGGTCGGCACCTCGGCCGAGGAACTGTCCAAGGGCATGTACACGGTCGAGTCGTCCGGGTACCACGGCGCGGACGCGCTGACGGTGCTGAAGTCTGCGGCGCAGGGCGCGAAGGACGAGAACGCCAACCTGGCGACGGTCGCGAACGCGGTCACGGACGTGCTGGTCGACTACCACCTGAAGGCTTCCGACGCCGCCGACGTCACCTCGAAGATGGTCACTGCGGTCAGCTTCGGCAAGACGACGTTCGAGGACTTCTCCGGCTCGATGCACAACATTCTGCCGCTGGCCTCGGCAATGCACCTGTCCTTCGCGGACGTGTCCGGGGTGCTGGCGGAGATGACCGCGCACGGCATGTCTGCCGACCAGGCGTCGCAGAACATGGCGAACGCGATGCGGTCGCTGATCGCGCCGACGAAGGCGCAGACGACCGAGTTCGCGAAGCTCGGCACCTCGGCCGAGGAGGTGCGCACCCACCTGTCCACGGTTGGGCTGTCCGGCACGATGCAGTACCTGTCGGAGGTTGCGAAGAAGGTCGGGCCGAACGTCCTGGAGCAGGAGGCGGCGCTGAAGAAGCTGATGGGCACCGCGCCGGGCCTGTCGGTGGCGCTGATGACCACCGGCGAGAACTTCGACGCCACCACCAAGGCCATCAAGGGCATCTCCGGCGCCTCGGCGGACGCGCAGGGCAACGTGAAGGGCTTCTCCGAGGTTCAGCAGACCCTCGCGTTCAAGGTCGCCGCGGCGAAGGCCTCGTTCGAGTCGCTGATGACCGAGCTGGGTCAGAAGCTGCTGCCGGTTCTGAAGGACGTCATGGACTGGATGAACCGGAACCACGACGTGGTGGTCCTGATCACCGAGGTTGTGGTTGGGCTGACGGTCGCGCTGGCCGCCTACACGATCGGCGTGAAGGTGGCCGCCGCGGCGTCGGCCATTTTTGAGGGCGCCATGTGGCTGCTGAATGCGGCGCTGGATGCCAACCCGATTGTGCTGATCGGGCTGGCGATCGTCGCGCTCGGCGTCATCCTGTATGAGCTGATCACCCACTGGAAGACGGTGTGGGGCGAGGTTAAGAAGGTTGCCGAGGATGTCGGCAAGTTCCTGTCGAAGGTGTGGGGCGACGTCAAGAAGGATGCCGCGCAGATCTGGGCCAACATCGTCGCCACCATCGAGAACATCTGGGGCGACCTGACCGACGCCTGGAACAAGACCGGCGGCAAGGTTGTCGCGGCGATCAGCAATGCCTGGGATCAGGTGTCCGCGACGGTGTCGCAGGAGTGGGATCACATCACCGCTGACCTGTCGTCGATCTGGAACAACCTGGTCGAGCTTTGGAACGACACCGTCGGCAAGATCATCACGGGTGCCAAGGAAGCGATGGACTTCCTGTACGGCAACGTGTTCAAGCCCGCGTGGGACCTGATCAGCAGGCTGTTCATGGACAACCTCAAGATCATCGAGGGGTTCGTCAAGGCGTGGTTGGACACGGTCAAGGCAATCATCAAGATCGCTTGGGACGTGGTCTACGGGATCATCAAGACCGCCTGGGACCTGATCTCCGGCTACGTCTCCGGCAGCATCGACGTCATCAAGGGCGTCCTCAAGGCCGGCTGGGACGTGATTACCGGCGCGGTGAAGGTCGCCTGGGACCTCATCAGGGGATTCATCAACACCCCGCTGGACTTCATCAAGGACCAGCTCCAGCTCTTCACCGACTTCTTCACCGGCCACTGGAGCAAGCTGTGGACCGACGTCAAGAAGACCGTCGCCGACCTGTGGCACAACATCTACACGATGATCAAGGGCACCCTCGGCGCGATCAAGGACGCCGTCGTCAGCTCCGCCGGTGACATCATCGGCGGCCTCATAACCGGCGTCGGCAAAGCCCTTGGCGGCGTCAAAAAGGCCTTCGGCGACGTCCTCGCTACGGTCAAGAACGTCTTCAGCGACGCCATCCACTGGCTGTACCAGGCCGGCAAGGACATCATCCAAGGCCTGATCAACGGCATCAGCTCCACCGTGGGCGACCTCGGCGGCGCCCTGGGCAACATCGCCTCGCAGGTCGGCAGCGTCCTCAACCCGGTGAACTGGTTCGCACACGGCGGCGAGGTCGGACACGCGGCCGTCGGCGGGCCGCGCTCCGGTCTGACGATGGTCGGCGAGCACGGGCCCGAACTGGTGCGGCTGCCGACCGGGTCCACGGTGCGCTCCAACCCGGACACCATGGCGCAGCTGGCCGGCGGCGGTGGAGGCGGCGGGGGTGTGGCGGCCCTGGAGTGGATCGGTCCGACGGGCGATGAGTTCTTCGAGATGTTCAAGAAGTGGATCCGGGTCCGCACGGGCGCCGGGCCAAACAGTGTTCAGCAGGCCCTCGGGCAGACCTGGTAGGGAGAAACCACCGTGCACCGCTTTATATGCTGGAATGGCGCCGCGCCCACAACGGCGGCGCTGGTAAAGGTCACTACGGGCACCGCCATCAAGACGATGCTCCAGGTCGCCACCCCGTCGACACGAATGATCCAGCTCGTGTCATGGGGCTACACCCTCGACGCGGTCCCCGGCAGCGCCGGACAGGTCGAGCTGCTCCAGACCGACGTCGCCGCGACCGTCACCGCTCACGTCGCGGCCGGGGTCATGCCGCTCCAGCCCGGCATCCCCGCATCGCTCATGACCCTGGGGACGGGCGCGACCGGCTACACCGCCTCGGCCGAGGGTACGACCACCGCCAGCCGCGTGTTCGACGTCGGGCTGATCCCGTCCAGCGCCGGGGCGACGGATCTTCAGTACGACTACGAGTGGATGCCCGACGCCCGGCCGGTCGTGGACATCAGCAAGTTTTTGCGGGTGCGCGTCACGTTCGGCGGCGCCGTGAACATGAACTGCTACGTGGTGTGGGATGAATAGTGAGTAGTCTCGCCGCTCGCATCTCGGCGCCCGGAAAGCGTGCCCTGCCCGGCACGTTGCCGGGTGCTGCGCCGGCGGCCGTCGTTGGCAGCGGCGGCGTCGACGGCGGCACTGGCGACGTCATCGGCCTGAAGGTCGAGCTGTACATGGGCGCCTACGGCTGGGTGGACATCTCGCCGCAGGTGTACTACCGCGACCGCATCCGCATCAGCCGCGGCCGGTCGAACGAGACCAGCCAGGTCCCGCCGCAGACGTGCGGGCTGACGCTGAACAACCGCGGCGGCCCGTTCACGCCGCGCAACCCGACCGGGCCGTATTACAAGCTGATCGGTCGCAACACGCCGATCAGGGTGTCGAGGCTGAACAACGGCGTGCGGCGCTACCGGTATACCGGCGAGGTCCCGGCGTGGCCCACCACGTCGGACATCTCCGGCCGGGACGTGTACGAGCAGATCACTGCTGCCGGGCCTCTGCGGCGGTTGCAGCAGGGCTCTGCGCCGCTGCGGTCGCCGATGGAGCGGGCACTGACGAGTGGCTTCACCGGCTCGCTCGTCACTGCCTACTGGCCGTGCGAGGACCCGGTGGGCTCTACGTCGTTCGCGTCAGCGCTGTCCGGCGGTACGCCACTGTCGGTCAGCGGAACGCCGACATTGGCGTCGAATACGACGTTTGCCTGCTCGGCGCCGCTGCCGCTGGTGAACGGATCTTCGTGGTCTGCGCCGATTCCACCAACCACGAACACAACAGCCAACGTGCTGCGATTCCTGATGGCGATACCGCCCGGCGGCGACAATGCGGGGGCGATCGGGTGGCTGTCTACCAACGGCACGGTTGCGCTGCTCGAGCTTGCCTACGACAGCCTCAACAGCGGCTCGTTCGAAATCCTTGGCAAGGACGCCAACGGCAACACCTTGTTCGGCACTGCGACCGGATCGAACATGAACGGCCAGTTCTTCCGCATCTCGGCGGAGCTCATACAGGCCGGTTCGAACATCACGTGGGCTTTGGTGATCCTAGCGCCCGGGGCGACGGTTGGGACCATCCTTGCGTCCGGATCGATTGCGGGAACGGTCGGCCAGGCCGCGAGCTTGACCATCAACAACCACATACCAACCGCGCCCGTCGGTGTTACCGCCATGGCTATCGGGCATGTTTCCTACCAGCCGACATGGGATAGCCTTTTCGATCTTTACGGGCCGATGGCCGCATGGTCTGGCGAGCCGCCGGACGCGGTCCAGACGCACGATGGTCTTTACACCACTTCCCGGTTCACGCGCCTGTGCCTGGAGCAGAACATCAACCCGGTCGTGGTCGCCTCCCCGCTCGGCTACGACATTGACCCTGGCCCAAAACCACCGGTCGGCATGGGCAACCAGACCATCGGCACCTTCTCGACGCTGCTCCAGCAGGTGCCCGACACCACCGCGGGGCTGATGTTTGAGCCGCCCGACCAACTTGGCGTGGCCATCCGCACCCGCGCATCGCTGTACAACCAGACACCGCGCCTGACGCTGGACCACTCCCAACACCAGTTGTCGGCGCCGCTGAACCCGGTCGACGATGATCAGCAGACGCGGAACGACATCATCGCGTCCCGCCTCGGCGGCTCCACGGCGACGCAGACCCTGACAACCGGCGCCCTGTCAATCCAACCCCCGCCGGCCGGTGTCGGCGACTACCAGACGCAGTATCAGCTGTCGCTGGCCTCTGACGGACTGCTGTCGGATGCGGCCGGGTGGCGGCTGCACCTGGGAACGGTGGACGAGCCGCGGTATCCGCAGATCTCCCTGAACCTGCGGCACCCCACGTTCACGTCCAACGTCGACATGCTGAACGCCGCGCTGACGCTGGACATCGGCGACCGCATCGTCATCACCAACCCGCCGCCGGAGTTGCCGCCCGACCCGATCAGCCTGATCGTGCAGGGCTACAGCGAGACGCTCGGCATCTACGAACACGACATGGTGATCAACTGCTCGCCGGAGTCGCCGTATGAGATCGCGATTCTGGAAGACACCGTGCTCGGCCATGCGGACACTGACGGCTCGACGCTGTCCGGGGCGTATCCGCTCGGCACCGAGACCACGATCAGTGTGGCGACGACGGGCACGGCCACCGGCTCGCCGCTGTGGACCACCAGCGCCGGTGACTTCCCGTTCGACATCTCGGTCGGCGGCGAGCGGATGACCGTCACCAACATCACCGGCGCGGCGAGCCCGCAGTCGTTCACCGTGACGCGGTCCGTGAACGGCGTGGTGAAACCCCAGACCGCAGGCACTGATGTACGCCTGCGGCAACCCATGATCCTGAGTCTCTAGAAGGGAGGTAGTTGTGCCATTTACCGCAGGTCAGCGCCTGCTCGCGTCGCAACTGAACGCAAACATGCCCCAGTTGCTGAGTTCCACCGTCCTGACCGTCTCGCAGCCGTTCATCACGGCCGCGATTCCGACCGGTTTCAACCACCTCGAAGGCGTTTTCACAACACGTAAAGACGTCGGCGGCGGCGGCGCGTTCTGCTGGATGCAGTTCAACGCCGACACCGCGGCCCACTATCAGTGGGAAAACGTCGTCGGTGGTGTTGCCGGCAACTCCGGGGCATCCCTGGTGACCATCATTCAGATGGGGCTGTGCGCGGGAGCCTCCGACACTACGGGCTACTTCGCCAGCGGCAAGTTCTCGATCGGGAACGTCTCGTCGACGGCTATAGCGAAGTCGATGGTCGCGAACTCCGCGCTGGCTTGTAGCGGGTCGACTTACTACACGGCAACTCACGGCGGGGTCTGGAACCAGGCCGCCGCGATTACCACCGTCACCCTGCTGCCTGACGCAGGGAACTTTGTTGCCGGATCGGCACTGAGCATCTACGGATGGGGCTGAACTTGAACCGCTACTTGAAGCTTGCCGCTGCGGCGCTGGCCGGCGCGCTCGCTATTAGCGCACCGGCCGCCGCGTCCTCGGGCCAGATCTGCGCGCCTGCCGGCCCGTGGACGCAGTCCGGCGGCTACGCAATCGACCACGGCATGCCGGTCGGGTCTGGCGGCGCCGGCTGGTCGAACATGACGCTGCGCGAGGAGGTGTCCGTTGTCCTCGGCGGGACGCAGCTGCGGGTGCACCTGTCGGACGAGTTCGCGTCCGACGCGGTCACGCTGGCGCACGTGTCGGTGGCGCAGCAGCTCAACGGCGCGCAGTCGGCCGGGACGCCGGTCGCGGTCACGTTCAACGGCTCCACGTCGGTGACGATGGCGGCCGGGGCCGAGGCGACGTCCGACCCGCTCACATACACAACAACGCCCGGCGAGCGCTTGCTCGTGTCGCTGTTCCTCCCGCCGACGCCAGCGGTGCAGACGGCAAACGCGCACACGTACAGCCAGGACACGGAATACAACATCGTTGGCCAGGACGCGACGATGATGACGGCCCCGCCGGTGAACAACACCTTCGGGTTCGAGAGTTACGTCGCGGGCGTCGAGACCAACTCTGCCACGGCTCAGACGGTCGTGGCGGTCGGCGACTCCATCACCGATACCGGCGGCACCCCGATCGACACCGACACCCGCTGGCCGGACTACCTGGCGCGCCGCTCCGGCCTGGCCGTGGTCAACGAGGGCATTAGCGGCAACCAGGTGATGGCCGACCTCGGCAGCGGCGGCGGCCCGTCGCTCCAGCACCGCTGGCAGCATGACGTCCTCGGCGTCACCGGCGTCCGGACGGTCATCGACGCGGGCGGCATCAACGATCTGCGCGCCGGGGCGTCGGCGGCAGCTCTGGAGTCCGCACAGGCGGCCCTGGTGGCGTCGGCTCACACGGCGGGGCTGCGGGTGCTGTTGTCGACCATCACGCCGTGCGCGGGCGCGTCACTGTGTACCTCGGCGTTCGAGACGCAGCGGCTGGCGTACAACGCCTGGGTGCGGGCCGGATCGAGCGGCGCTGACGGCGTCGCCGACTTCGACTCGGCCGTCGGCGCCGGGGCCGCGCTGGCCGGGATGTACGACGACTCCGGCCACATCCACCCGAACGCGGCCGGGATGCTGGCGATGGCCGGTGCGGTCGACGTCAGCAAGCTGTGAAGTCGATACCATTATTCGAACTGGAGTGCGAGGAGGCGCCGTGTGGACGCTGTTCTACCGGGACCTGTGGGGCCCGGTGTGGCCGAACCTGGCGGCGTCGGCGCTCTGCCTGCCGATCGCGTTCGCATGGCACCACCGGAAGATCAAGGCGCACGTGGCCCGTGCGATCGAGGAGGCGAAACAGCAGTGACCGCAGCGCACGACCAAATGCAGACCCTGCACATCCTGTCCCACGTCCCAGACCACGCCCCGCGTGAGGACGACCCGCACTATCACCTGTTTGAGCAGGCGAAGGCGCGCCTGAAGCGACAGGGCTTGTGGAAGTGCGTCATCGGCGACTCCCGGTGCGAGGGCGAGGCTGAGCTGCACCACACGCATGTGGAGTTTTCGCAGATCAACAGCGCCGACTCGCACAAGCTCGAGCGCGCGCTCGGCCTGCACTTCGAGAACGATGAGGACTTCCAGCGCTGGGCCGAGAGTCCCGGCAACCTCGAGGTGCTGTGCGCGACCCACCACAGGACCAAGCTGGGCGTACACGTCCTGCCTGCCGCGCTGTGGGAGGCGAACCGCTGGATGAAGGACGGTTCCGCACCGGCGGCCGAGTTCGTCCCGGCGCGGCAGGTGAAGCCGTGAGCGGCTTCGACTACACCGAGCGGATCGATCCGGCCGCGCTGAAGGCGGCAGGCTGCCAGGTGGTGTTCCGCTACCTGTCGAACCCGGGCTGGCCGAAGAACCTCACCGCGGCCGAGGCGCGGGAGCTGCTGGCCGCGGGGATCCCGATCGTCCTGAACTACGAGACCACCGCCGACTTCATGCTCGGCGGCTACAGCGCGGGCGTGGCATGTGCGCGCTCGGCCCGGCAGCAGGCGGCCGCGCTCGGTGCGCCGGCCGATGCCCGGATCTTCTACTCGGCTGACTTCGACGCCTCTCCGTCGCAGACGTCGATCGTGGTCGCGTTCCTGAACGGCGCGGCCTCGGTGGATGGGGCGTCGCGTGTCGGCGTGTACGGCGGTCTGAGGGTCGTGCAGTCGGCGGCCGCCGTCGGATACGCCACGTGGCAGACGATCGCGTGGTCTGGCGGACAGTGGGACTCCCGCGCGGCCGCCCGGCAGACCGGCACCGAACAGAGCGTCGGCGGCGTGCAGGTCGACGTGAACCAGATCATGAACCTCGGCGCCCTTGGAGCATGGGGCGCCACCACCACACCAATCCCGAACACTGGAGGCACCGTGCCCGCCATCCCCCCGAGCATCGGCCAGAAGTGGCCTGAGATCGCCGGTGAGTTCGTCGGCAGCTACGACGACTCGTCCGCCATCATCTGGGCCGACGGCGGCGCCCGTGCGGCTGCGCTGTACGCCCGCCAGGCCCGCGACGCCATCAACGCACTCGCCGCCCGGCAGGCCCCGCCGGTCGACGTCAACGCCCTGGCCAACGCGCTGGCGCCGCACCTGACCGGCGGCGTCGACCCGGACGCGGTCGCCAAGGCGGTCGTGGCGCACCTGGGCTTGCAGGTGGTGGCGAAGTGAGCGCGCATGTGAAGGCGCAGGCGCTCCGGTTCGTCCGCACGTCCGGCCTGGCGTTCGTCGCCCTGCTGCTGGCGACCGGCGGCCACGTCGGCTGGTCGTCGCTGTGGGCGATGCTCGTCGGCGCCGCTGAGACCGGGCTGCGGCAGCTGATGCCGGTCGCGCCGCTCCCGACCGTGACCGCGGTCCTGGCGCCGCCCGCTCCGCCCGCAACGCCGCCGACCACCGACCCCGCGCCACCGGCAAAGGGCTGACCTTGCGCGTCACGCGCGCGCGAAATGGGGTGCGCTGTGACCGATGAGCGAATGTCGGACGGGGAGCTTCGGCACCGGTTCGACAGCATCGACAAGCGATTCGAAAGCGTCGACAAGCGTTTGGACCGGATGGCCACCGTCGACATGGTGACCACCGAGACCAGCCACACCCGGGACAAAATCGCCGAGGTGGACCGGGACAGCCGCGAACGCGACGACGACATAGAGAAGGCGACCGACGCCAGGTTCAAACGGACCGAGGAGCGCGGGCAGAACACATGGGTCCGCATCCTCGGGGTGCTCGGGATCGCCGCCACGTTGGTAGCCGCCGCGTGGGCAGCGTACATGAGCTCAAGGGGAGCCCATTGAGATGGTCACTCTGACCCGCGCGGTCCGAGATCGCCTCTGGCACATTCTGCTGGCGGCGCTGCTGCTGATCCTCGGCCTGGTCGTGTACACCATCATCAACCTGCACGCGACGTCGGCCCAGTTACAGCAGCAGGCGAAGGTCGTGGCGGCGCTGTCGTCGAATCTGGCCGGCGCGCAGGAGCAGCTGAAGCAGCACGGGATCGAGCCGTCGCAGCCGCCGCCGCAGCAGATCATTGCTCAGGTCGGGCCGCCTGGGGCGGTGGGTGCGACGGGTCCGGAGGGTCCTTCGGGTCCGAGCGGTGCGCCGGGGTCGCCGGGTCCTGCAGGGCCGGCCGGGGTCCCTGGTACTGCAGGGCCATCGGGTGCTGCTGGCGCCTCCGGGGCTCCCGGTACTGCAGGACCGTCCGGCGCTGCAGGTCCCACGGGACCTCCCGGGCCTACGGGTGCTGCAGGTCCCTCTGGTAGTGCAGGTCCCACCGGCGAGCCGGGCGCACCGGGTCCGACTGGTCCTGCGGGCCCGTCCGGTCCGGCACCGTCCGGCTGGGTGTACGTGGAGACGCCGCCCGTCGGCAACCCGCACACTCACACCTGCACGCCGACCACCGGCACCCCGTGGCCGCAGTACTCCTGTAGCTGACACGCCAACGCCCGGCCGCATCTCGCGACCGGGCGTTTTCGCGTGTCCGGAATCAGGCGGCCTGCGCCTTCTTGACGAGCTTGTTAACGGTGGACTGGTCGATGCCGAGGCGCCGTGCGGCCTCGGACTGGTTGCCGCCGCACAGGCTGACGACGCGGGCGACACCGCACGCGCGGGCGACTGCGGAGAGCTGCGCTTCGGCGGCGGCGTGCTCGGCCAGCTGGGCAAGTTCGTGCGCGCGCTCGACGGCCGTGGTAAGCGTGATCCCAGCGTCGTCGTTGATGATGTCGGCCATTTCGGCGGCGGTCTCGGGGCTGAGGGCGCCGTCCTCGTCGAGCGGGAACCAGTCGCCTTCGCTGATCGTGTCCCGACTGAGCAGGATCTGAGCCTCGGCGCCCTGGTGGGTGGTGACGTAGTTGTACGACACGGGGTCGCCGTCGAGGATGTCATCGGCGCCGAGGTGGACGTATTCGCCGTTTTCGATGGCGAGGTACTCGTTGCGGCGGTTGGCGTAGAAGCCGAGGATGTCGGTGGCGGTGAGGGCTTCCATGGTGGGCTCCTTGGTGAGTGGTTGGTTTCCCCTTCACCACCAACTATGGCACCCCTACCATGGAATGTCAATGGTAGGGGTGCCATACGCCTTAACCTGCGTGTTCTCACTCAGCGGCGGACGCGGTCTCCTCGGCCGGCTTCGCGCATCCCTTGCCTCCGCACTTCTGGCACGGCGTCGGGCCGGTGATGCCCCACACTTTGTGCCCGGCCGCGTCGAAACCGAAGCCGTTGTGCCTCACCATGCCGCCCACGCACACGCCCACCATCAGGATCGTCATTGCTGGTCCTCCTATGTTCCGTAGGATGTGGCCACGGCCGGTGCGGAGCCGACGTATTCGGGTCGTCGGCTCCGCGCGACCGTGGTCAGGCCAGGCAGTAGACGGGCGTATCGAGCTCGCCGATGATCCAGCCGGTGGTGGCGCCGTTGCCTTCGAGCCGCAGCACCACAAACCGGTGGCTGCGGGCGCTCTCGCTGCTGAAGATCAGTTCCGAGATCTGGCCGACGGTCATGACCTTGGCCTCGACGACAGTCAGGAAGCTGCCGCCGCACCAGGCGCGCTGGCCCGGCTCGACTTCGAAGGCGTCGTACTCGGTGACCGGTTCGCCATCGGCGGAGGCGCAGGCGGCGCTGTAGACGCGCTGGTTCCTCGGGCGCGGGTTGACCGGGCACGCGGCCCGGGGGAGTTCGCTGGGGACGAGCCCCGGCGGTTGGGCGGCTTGCTGGGGAATGCACTCGTCGCCCACTGAGCCCGGGGGGGCCGTGGTGGCGAGAGACCTTCCCCACGTGGCGTATGCCATCGTGGTCCTCTCGGGTCCTGTTCAGTTGATCACCCACAGATGTGGGCGGCTTACCTACCGTATTCCCGGCAGGGCTCTGATGGAAGCCTGGCGCGCCGATTCCCGGTGGTGCGGGGAGAATCGCGCGCCCGGGGTTCAGCCCTCGACGATGCGGTACCGGATGCGGTCCACCTCGACCTCGACCGCGCCCTTGCCGACCTGAGCAATCGCCTCCGCGTACCTGCGAGCCTTGGCCTCCTTGCCCTGCTGTGCCCGGTCGGCGCCGTAGCGGTCCAGCTCGGCCAGGACCTCCTCGCGCGTGCCCTCGGTGACGCCGTAGGTGGACGCTGAGAAGTTGGCGACGCGGAATAGCGTGTGCCGGGCCATCGCCTCGGTGCCGCTGTTGCTCAGCTCGGCGTGCGCCCGCTGGTAGGCCTCCGCACGGTCCGGCCGGTCGGGGTTCAGGTGCTGCTCGCGACGGACCCGCTCGGCGAGGTCGGCCAGCAGGACGGCCCGGGGCGCCTCGGTGACTGAGTAGCGTCTCATGCGGGGAGCGTAGCGCGGCGGCGACTAGAGTGAGGGCGTAAAGCGGTGACTGCTTACCCTCTGTACCCAAGGTAATTGATGGCAACAAGGCTAAGCGCGCTACTGCTCACATGACCAGTAGCGCAAGGCTTAGCCGTGAGAATGCCTGGCTTTCCTCGGTTACATCGGCGATCCGTTGACCTCTGTTTCCGCAGGTCACAGCGTCAAACTGAACTAGCTGTTCGTGTGCTCGTCTTAGCGTAAGGCACGAATCCGAGGAAACGAGTACGCTCACCCACATGCCAACAGCCGATGAGTTCGAGCAGCTCCGTGAGTCGTGGTTCCTGAAGCTCCGGGCCGAGAACAAGTCCAAGGGATCGATCAACACCTACGGCAAGGGCCTCACCGCCTACACGAAGTGGTGCGCACGCCAAGGCGACGACCCGCACCTGACCGGCGGGCACGTCCAGGCGTTCCTGGCCGACTTCCTCGGTGAAGACCGCGGCGGCAAGCCGACCACGGCCGCAAACTACCTCACCGCCATACGCCTGTTCGTAGCCTGGTGCGTCGCGGAAGAGGAGCTGCCGAAGGACGAGATCGCGGGCCTGGCCTACCCGAAAGTCGGCAAGCACTACCGGCCGCCGCTGTCCGCCGACGAGCTGGCCGCGATGGTGGCCACGTGCGACAACTCGTTCATGGGACGCCGTGACGCGGCGCTGCTGCGGTTCATGGTGGATACCGGCGGCCGGTCCAGCGAGATCACCGGCCTGCTGCTGTCGAACCTGTGGGTGCCGAAGGGGCGCGTCCTGTTCAAGGGCAAGGGCGACAAGGAACGGCTGGCCGCCTTCAGGCCTGAGACGGCACTCGCGCTCGACCGGTACCTGAGAATGCGCAGACGCCACGCCCTCGCGGCCACGACAGAGCGCGTCTGGCTACCGGCACACGGCCGCACCTTCGGGTACGACGGTCTGTGGGAGATGGTGAAGAGCCGCGCGGCGCTGGCCGGCGTCGAGGACGTGCACCCGCACCGTTTCCGGCGGACCTTCGCAGACAACTGGCTGTCGGAGGGCGGCTCGGTGGACGGCCTGATGGCGATTGCGGGGTGGGACAACATGGAGATGATCAAAGTGTATGCGGGCGCCCGGGCCAACGTCCGCGCGCTGGAGGAGCATCAGCGCATCTTCGGGGCGCAGTAAAGGCCGCTCGGCGATGCGGGGTCCGGTCATCGTCGGCGGCCTGGCGGGCGTTTCAGGCTGCTGCCGTTCCGCCGCGGATCATTCTCTGGTACGCGCCGAAGGCGGTGGTCCGCGCGAGCGGGTCGTTCTTCGGGAAGCGCTTGTCCACGACCAGGTAGTGGTGGCCGTCTTCGGTGGTGACGCCGAACGCGTGCGGTCCGTGCAGGTCTTCAACGATCAGTTCGACGTCTAACACCGGGTTCCCGTCGTCCATGCGGTAGTCCTCAAATCGCGGATGGGAGGACTACGTTGCCACTGACTTTCTTGCAGCGCTAGGGGTCTGTGTCATCTGATTCGAACAGGTGTTCACTCGTTGCTGTTGTTGATCTCCGCAGGCTCCTGATATGCCTGAGGATGCCTGCGAAGTGGCCTTCCGCCTCGGCGAAGAACAGCCTCAAGTGCAAGTGCCTCGATGTCACGGACCTGACTCAGCGGCGTGTCCGGCGCGAGAACCCCGATCACTTCGAAGACTGTGTCTCGAACGATCGTACCCACGTCGCCGACGGCGTCCGGGCTGTCCTCGATCTCGTAGCGGGTGGCGAAGTCCTCGACTTCGGCGGCGAGCGCGTCGGCTACGAGCGTCGGCTCGCCGCCGTTGAGAACGGCCTGTCCACTGCCCGGTACCCATCCGAGGGCTTGTTCGACGGCGGGAAGGCTTGCCGGCGGTCTCGTGAATTGACGGCCGCCTTCTAGATTTCGGATCGTCGTGTCTGTGACTCCCGCCAGCTTGGCCAGCTGAACCTGGGTGAACCCCAGCGCTTCGCGGCGACGCTGAATTGCTGTGGCAAGGCGTCCCCTGTCTGCATCCATGCTCCTCATGATGCCCCATTGTGTTCCATGGCCAGCAAACCTGACCGAAAAGCGTTGCCAGTTTTACCTGCGCTTGGGGTTCGCTAGGGGCTCTCTTGGTTTGCGGAACGCCTGCTTTTTGGTGATCGACCGCAAACGGAGCACCAATGGTTTGCTCTCACGGGTTGTGACGCCGAAAGGTTTGCTGTACGTTTGGCACGTGAGAGCAAACGGAGCAGCGATCAGGGCGATACGAACCGCAAACCGCTGCGGCCTGCGAACCCTCGCCATCCGTATCGATCGGACTCGCGGGTTCCTGTCTCAAGTTGAGACGGGAAAACGCGGTGCCTCGCCGCAAACCATCGAACGCATCGCTGACGCGCTTGGTGTTCCCGTTGCGGCGATTACCGATCGGTCGGACACGTGAGCCCCGCAGAGAGAACCCTCCGTGCCCGCGCCGCTGCCTACTCCCAGTGGGCTGCCGAGCCGGACTGGAGCGCACGCACCGCCAAGGCCCGCGCCGGGCTCCAGGCCCGCTTCGACCGGCTCGCGCTGGAGAAGCACCCGGGCCTGACCGGTGCCGAGCTCGCCAAGTACGCCGAGGTCGAGCGTCGCAAGTTCTACGCCGACATGGCACTCAAGTCCGCCGCTGCACGTCGTAAGCGCGCCGGAAAGTAGCGAGCCCGCACCTGCGCAAACAGGCCGGGCTCAGGACCAGCAAGTCAGACCGTGAAGTCGAAGAAAGGCTGATCAACACCATGGTACTCAAGACCAGACGCCACGTCGAAGCCCCGCCCGAGCTGACCCGCCCCGTCAACATGGCCGCGCGCTACCCGGTGCCGTCGCTGCGTCTGGACTCCCGGGCCCGCGCCGTCCTGGACGGCCTGTACCGCGAGACCTGCACGCCCGCCGAGAATGAGGCCGCGGCGCTGGCCAACGTCACCAGCATCGCCGCCACGATCCGCACCGCGTGCAACGTGCTCGACGAGACCGTGACCGCGCTGAACGCGCTCGCGGTCGAGCTGAAGGCGCAGGTGGCGAAGTGACCATCCTCGACACCCGAATCCCCGCCGGCCTCGACGCCAACGGCATGTCGCCCGACGAGCGGCGCCAGTACGAGACGCTGCGGGCCCACCGCGCGCTCGGGCTGCTGATGCAGCGGATCCCCGTGAGCGCCAGCATCGGCGACTGGACCATCCGCGGCGGCCGTATCGAGATCCTGACCGGCGGCTGCCGCACCGGACACGCCGCACGCGCGAAGGTGCTGCTCCTCGCCGAGCAGTTCGGCCTGACCTATGCCGAGAAGCCGCACATCAACGGCAGGAACCACATCTCCGCATCCGGCGTCTACGCCGAGGCCAGCGTGGAGTTCTGGGACCTGGTCGAGCCGTGCGCCTGCGAGGACTGCGGCGGTGTGACGTGCTGACCATCCACGGTGTGATCCTCACGCAGAAGGTCGCCGCCGAGCTGCTGGCCCTCGCGCCGGACGTCCCGGCCGACATGAGCCCCGACGCCGCGCTCGCCGCGATCCACCTGGTGCTCGCCGCTCACGGCTGCGACCTGACCGCGTGCGTGTCGGACCTCGCGTTCGAGTACGGCGCGCACATGGCGGAGACGGCGGCGCGTATCTGCCGCTGCGCGCCCGTCGCCGCGCGGCTCGTGGGGACGGTCCTCTGATGGCCCGGCTCGAGCGCGTCGAGGCGATCGCCACCGAGCGCAACACGCACGTGCTGCGGACCATCGCCGAGGCCGAGCGCACCATCGCCCGCAACCACGAGGCCCGCGGCGCCCACAGCCTCGCCGCCATCCACCACCGCATCGCCGAGCAGCTGAGCCAGCTTCTGGACGCCGCCGACGACGTGTGGAACGGCAACTACACCACGCGTCTGGGGGGTTTCTGATGGCCGACATGGCCGAGTCCGGCAGCGACATCAGCATCCGCGCCGAGAAGCGCGTCATCGACGAGCTGAGCGTCCGCATCAAGCAGCACCGCGTCATCGCACGCGAGTGCCTGACGTCGCCCGTCCACGCCGCCGAAATCGAGATGCACCTGTACGCGGCCGAGCTGTACGTGCAGCTCGTCGCCGCCGCGCCGGACATCTTCCACAACCGGGCCCGCGCCATCGCCGACGCCGAAGCCACGAAGGGAGAGCCGCGATGACCGCCGACCGCTGGACCGCCGACGTGAACGCCCATCAGCGCGTCGCCGCTTTCAGCCGCGTGAACCTGCGCGGACCGGAGCTGGACGAGTTCGCGCTGGACCTCGTCGAGCGGCTTGCCACCGTCCTGTTCGACGAGTTCTGCGAGTACGTGGCCGCGCGCAACGCCCTGAAGCTGGCCCTCGCCGAGAACGGCGGCGCCAGCGACTACGACCTGGAGCGCGTGGTGCGCACACAGGACGACCTCATGAGCGAGATCGACACCGGGCTGCGGCTGTCGCAGGCCGAGAGCCGGATCGTGGCGGGAGTACTCGACGAGGCCTGCGGCCGTGTCGGGATTCAGAAGGAGAAGGCATGACCGAGCTCGCGATCCGCAGCGCCAGCATCACCGAGAAGATCGCCTACTCGGACAGCCTGGCCTGCTCAGACATCCTGCCGAAGCAGTTCCGCGACAAGCCCGCGAACGTCCTGTGGGCCATCGAGTACGGCGAGACCCTCGGCGTCACCCCGATGGCCGCCATCACCGGCATCCACGTCATCGAGGGCAAGCCGTCCGCCTCGGCCGCGCTCATCGGCGGCCTGGTCCGCCGCGCCGGCCACAAGCTCCGCGTCACCGGCGACGCTCGCTCGGCCACCGCGCAGATTATCCGCGCAGATGACCCCGACTACACGTTCTCGGTGACGTTCACCATCGAGGACGCCAGAACGGCAGGACTGACCACCAAGGCGGTGTGGAAGAGCTACCCGTCGTCGATGCTCAAATCCCGCGCGATCACGCAGGTGGCCCGGGATGCGTGCGAGGAGATCCTGTTCGGGCTGCACTACACGCCTGAGGAGCTCGGCGCCGAGACGGATGCGGAAGGCAACCCACTGGAGCAGCGGACGGTGCGGCAGTACGCGCAGACCGCTGACGACCCGTGGGCGACCGCACCGGCGGCGATGGCGCAGAAGGCGGCCGAGGCCGAGTACGCGGACGTGGTGGAGGAAGCCGAGACCCCGGCCGAGGCAACCGCCGAACAGCGGGAATCGATCGGCAACGGCTTGCGCGCTGTTCGCGGACTCACCGACCCGCTCGGCATGCTCGCGGCGGTACAGGAGATCGTCGGCCGCGAGTTGGCCGGACCGACCGAACTCACCGCCGAGGAAGCCGACCTCGTGCTGACGACGCTGCGCGAGGAGCACCGCGCGCAGTCGAAGCAGGAGCGTCAGCAGTCCGAGGTCGCCATGGCGCCGGACGTGCCGCCGACCTACGCATCCGGCGCGCAGCTGACGGCGCTGAAGAAGGCGCTGGCCGAGATCGGCATCGACGACCGGACCGCGCTGCTCGCCTGGTGCGGCAGCAAGCTCGGCCGCCAGCTCGGCGCGATGAAGGACCTGCACTTCGACGAAGCCGACCGGCTGCTCGGCGAGCTGACGCCGCCCGAGACGGACAACGCCGAGCTGATGGACCGGCTCACCACGGCCATGCACGCCGCGGTGTCGTCCGAGGAGCTGGCCGACGTGTCGGAGCGCATGTGGACCGAGCACGAGGCCGGGAACCTGACGCAGGCCGACGTGTCGAAACTCCAGGACATCAGCCTGAAGCGCGACAGCGAGCTGGCCACGACCGGAAAGGCGGTCGCCGCATGAGCGCCCTGACCCCGTTCACATTCCCCGCCACCGGCGAGTCCGTGCGGACCATCCTCCTAGACGACGAGCCGTGGTTCGTCGCCTCGGACGTCACCGCGATCCTCGGATACAGCAACGGCCGCGACGCCACCAGCCGCCTGCCGGAGCGGATGAAGGGTGTCGGATTGGCCGACACCCTTGGTGGCCAGCAGAAGATGTCCGTCATCAACGAGGCTGGCGTGTACCGCCTTGTAATGCGCAGCAACCTGATGGCGGCCGAGCAGTTCCAGGACTGGCTGGCCGAGGACGTCATCCCCTCAATCCGCCGCACAGGTTTCTACGGCGTACCGGCTCCGCGTGAGCTGTCACGCCTGGAGCTGATCGAGCTGGCGCGGGATGCCGAACTCGGTCGCCTGCAAGCCGAGACCCGGATAGCCGAGCTCGCGCCGGCCGCCGCGTCATGGGAAGCGCTCGCCTCGGCGGCCGGTGACTACTCCGTGGCCGACGCCGCGAAGATCCTCACCCGCGACGGCATCAAGACCGGCGAGCGGCGACTGTTCACCGAGCTCTGGCGTCTCGGCTGGCTGTTCCGGGCTGGCGACGGCCGCTGGCGTGTGAAGCAGACCGCCATCGAGACCGGGCGCCTGTCGGAGCTGCCGTCGTCGCACTACCACCCGCGCACCGGCGTGCTGGTGCTGGACCCGCCACAGGTGCGGGTCACCGTGAAGGGCGTGCACGACCTGCACCGCGCGCTCGGAACGAAGGCACTGGAGGCTGCGAAGTGAGCACCAAACTCCAGCCTGTGCGCTGCGGCACCCCGCAGGGCTACCGCCGTCACCGCAAGCTCGGCGAGGACGCCTGCCGCCCCTGCAAGGACGCGATCAACGCGCTGAACCCGAAGTCGCCGTACCCACCGCGGATCGCCGAATGCGGGACGCGTTCGGGCGTCAACCGCCACAAGCGCAACGGAGAGCCGACGTGTGAGGCCTGCTTGGCTGCGGACGCCAAGTACATGCGTGAGTACCGGGCCACGCACGATCTCAAGCCGCGCAAGGACCGGTTCAACGCGATGCTGGCCGACACCTGGGCGGGGGCGAACCAGTGACCCGCCACCGTCCGCATCCGGTCCTGTCGTCGCTGCTGGCGCTGTCGCTGCTCGCCGACACCGCCATGGCCGCGCACATCGCCTGGTACTCCACCGCCGTCGGCACGTGGCTGACGGCCTCGGTGCTGGCCTATGTGGCGATGCTGGCCGCCCTCTGGGCGCTGGTGACGGTCCGGCACGCCGCCCGTGTGGCGCCGTACCGCAGGGCCCGCAAGGCGCTGTACCGCCCGACGGGACGGCCCCGGCCCGGTACCGGCGGACGACCCGCCGCGCCCGTTGACGGCCGCCACGCCCGCGCACAGGCCGCACCGCCGGCGCACGACGGGCTGACGCAGCCGATGCCGGTCATCGACCTGGCGGCGTTCGACTACGAGTACAGCGGGGGGGCGAGGTGAGCCTTCGCATCGGCTCCCTGTGCTCCGGCTACGGCGGGCTGGACCTGGCCGTGATGGACGCGCTCGGCGGCCACGTCGTCTGGCACGCCCAGTACGAGCCGCCGGACAAGAACGGCAAGCCCGACGTCCACCAGTGGCCATCGCAGATCCTGGCGCACCGCTTCCCCGGCGTCCCGAACCACGGCGACATCACCGCGATCGACTGGGCCGCGGTCGAGCCCGTAGACGTCCTCACCGCCGGCTGGCCGTGTCAGGACATGTCCCTGGCCGGTCTCGGCGCGGGCCTGATGCCCGGTACCCGCTCGGGGCTGTGGTACCACGTCGCCGCCGCGATCGCCGCGCTACGGCCGTCCATCGTCGTCCTGGAGAACGTCAGGAGCCTGACCAGTGCAAAAGCACATAGCAACGTGGAACTCTGCGCGTGGTGTCTGGGAGACATCGGTGACGAACCTGCTCTGCGGGCACTCGGTGCCGTTCTCGGCGACCTGGCCGACATCGGGTTCGATGCGGAATGGCTTTGCCTTCCTGCATCCGACGTCGGAGCCCCGCACCAGCGATGGCGTGCTTTCGTCCTCGCCTGGCCTGCTGCCGACGCCGACGACCTCATTCCCGGGGACGACGGCGAACTTCCGGCCGGACGGAACGCCCTACGGCAGCGGGTACGGGATGACGCTGCTGGACGCGGCGCGGCTATTGCCGACGCCGAGGGCGACGGACGGCACCAAGGGCGGACCGAACCAGCGGGGATCCAGCGGCGACCTGATGCTGCCCTCGGCGGCGGTCACGCTGCTGCCGACGCCGACGAAGTCGGACGCGAACGGGGCCGGCGGCCACGGAGCGGGGGGGGGCGGACCTCAGAACCACGATCAGCGCACTGACATCGACTGGGGACCGTACACCGCCGCGGTCCGACGCTGGGAACGACTGACCGACCGTCCCGCGCCCGCACCGACCGAGAAGGGGAAGAACGGGCCACGCCTCGCGCCGGTGCTGCCCGAATGGATGATGGGCCTCCCGGCCGGCTGGGTCACCGACGTGCCCGGTATCCCACGCAACGCGCAACTGCACGCCCTCGGCAACGGGGTGGTGCGGCAGCAGGGCGCCGCCGCGGTCCGGATCCTCGCCGAGCGCGTGGGCCTGTCCCCGTAGAGACCGCCGCCGCGGCGCCGTTGGTGACACATGGCACGCCGCGGCGGTGCTAGGGCCGGCTGCGTACCCCCTGGCAGCCGATGGCTCTAGCGGCCCGGTGCCGCCTGGAAAGCGGTGCCGGGCAATGGACCCGCCGATGTGGCTCCGTCGGCGTTGAGGCCGCCTCGCTCGTCGAGGGTCGAGCGAGGCGGCCGACCAACACGAGACTTCGAGAACAGGACATAGAGATGACGATCAACCCGCACAAGACCGATCAGATGCTCGCCGCATTCGATGGCCTGAACCCCCACGCGGACTGCGGCGGCGAATGCTCCACCGAGAAGGCGGCGCAGATCATCGCCGACCGTCTGACCGCTACGTTGCCCGGTGCAGACCCGAAGCTTGTCGGCGAGGTCGCAATGCACATCGGCGACGAGATCAACAACGTGATCCTGAGCTGCCGTCAGGCTGGGAACACCTGGGAGCAGGCCGCCGCAACCGCCGTGGTCGTCGCGCTGGAAGCCGGAGTCCGGCTGTACCGCAGCGAGTCCGCCGAGGCCACCCCGTGACCGCCCGCGCCGAGTTGGTCACCTGGTGCCGGATCTTCGCTACCGGCCCGGCCTGCGCTAAGCCGTGCGACGACTGCCGCCGCACCAGCGCGCTCAACGCCAAGATGCCCGATGACCTGCGGGTCACGCTGGCCGCCGCCAAGGCCGCACGCGAAGGAACCACCCCGTGACCGCCTCCCGCGCCGCCGTCATCTACGGCCTGGACGCCGACGCCTCCCTCGTGGCCCGCGCCGCCGACCGTGCGCTGGAGGGCTGTGGCTGCTTCACCATGGTCGACAAGGGCGAGGTGTGGATCTGGCGCCGCGACCAGCCGGTCAACGGTGCCGTGCAGTTCCTGCCGGGCCAGCAGCTGGTCGTCGAGGGCGGCACGTGGCGGATCGAGGACCAGGCGGTGACGACGTGAAGCCGCCGTTCGCCTACTACGGCGGCAAGACCAACGTCGCCGATCGGATCGTTGCGTTGCTGCCCACGCATGAGCACTACGTCGAGCCGTTCGCCGGGTCCCTTGCCGTGCTGCTGGCGAAGCCGCCGTCGCGAATGGAAACCGTCAACGACCTGGACTCCCGGCTCATGACCTTCTGGCGGGTCCTGCGCGAACGTCCCGACGAGCTGATCCGCGCCTGTGCGCTCACTCCGCATTCCCGCGCCGAGCACCTGCTGTCCCGCAACCTCGACGGCTGCGACGAGCTGGAGGCCGCGCGGCGCGTTTGGTCATGGCTGGCGCAGTCCCGCACCGGAACACTCAAGAAGACCGGCTGGAGATTCTTCGTGGACCCGGCCGGATCGAGCGTCAGCATGCCGAGGTACATCGAGGGCTACGTCGATCGCATGGCTGCGGTCGCTGAGCGGCTGCACGGCGTGTCGCTGGAGAACCGACCGGCGTTGGAGCTGATCGAAGCCTACGGCGTGCACGCCAACACGCTGATCTACGCCGATCCGCCCTATGTGGCGGAGGTCCGAACGGGCCGGAACTACGGCACCGAGATGGCGGCGGCGGATGAGCACCGCGAACTCGCCGAGGCACTGAACGCGTGCACGGCGACGGTAGTGCTGTCCGGCTACGACTCCCCGCTGTACGCCGAGCTGTACCCGGAGTGGGAGCGGCACGAGATCGTCACCGGCAACGGCCAAGGCGGTACGTATCGCCGCGCGGTTGAGGTGCTGTGGTCGAACCGGCCGCTGCACCGGCAGCACGGGCTGTTCGAGGTGGCGTCATGACCAGCCCGAACCCGCTGCGCCTCACCGTCATCGACTACGAGCCGATCCCCAACGTCACGGCCGAGCAGGCGGGGCTGGCTACGCGCCGTGTCGCCGAGCACGCCCACGACGCGGACGACGCGCGGCTGCTGCTGGACATCCTGTTCGGCAAGGTCCAGGTCAAACCGCCCCGCGGCTTCAGCGGACGGGAACCGCGCGACTCGAACGCGCTCCAGCCCTGCGGTACCGAGGCCCGATACCAGTACCACAGGAAACACGACAAGCCCGTCGACGCTGCCTGCCAGAAGGCGGCGAGCAAGTCGCGGGTCGAAGGACAGCGGCGTCTGCGGGCCCGGCGCAAGGCCGAAGCCGAAGCGAAGGAGGCCGCGTAATGACCAAGCCGATCAAGCAGCGTCCGCTGCATGACCACGAGACCGAGATGATCCGCCTCGTCGCCGCCGGCTACACCAACGCCCAACTCGCTGTCGCGTTCGACATCTCCGTCGAGACGATCCGCTCCCGTATGCACGTCGTGCACCAGCTGATCGGTACGGCGTCCGGCAACGACAGCGACAACGTGGCGCGGGTGCGGATGGTGATCTGGGCCTACGACCACGGGGTCGTGCGTCCGGCGGGCCAGGCCGTGTCACCGACGCCCGCCGAGCCGCTGCCGCAGGAGCGGATTCCGGCCGAGCTGGCCGCGCCGATGATCCGGCTGTCGATCAGCATCCTGGGCGATGAGCCGCGCGGGGACCTGAAGCGGTGGGCGCGGCGGGTGCTGGACGCGGCGCGGCTTCAGGTGCCGGGTGCGCGGGGACGGCCGGTCGCCGAGACCGGCGACGCAGGCGAAGGGCTGGCAGCGTGAGCGCCGGCGCCGCGTCAGTCGGCGGACTCGCGGGCGATGCGGCGCTGCTCGCGCTCGTCGGCCGCGATCGTCGCCTTGATGTGGCGCCGCATGTCGTCGGAGCGCGTCGAGCCCATGCGGGCGACCGCCTCGCCGTACTTCGCCCAGTCCTCGTCGCTGACGCGGATCACCCGGTTCGGGGTGTTACCGCTGCGGTGCGTCTTCTCGGCCACGACCACAGCGTATGCGCTGCACAGGCAATCAGTCGAGTTGTTGATCTCGGCAAGCGCGGTCATCGAATCCCCCAGTCAGTCACAACTGCATATGCACAGGACAGGCAGCTACGGTATGATCGAGGCACGGCGAGTGCATAGGCAGTGCCTAAGCATCAAGCATGCACTATGGGTGACGTCGGAAGCAAGCCAAAAGGGAGCAAAGTGTCAGCCGAGAATATGAAGTGGCGGGTGAATATGGCGGTTCGCAAGTCGAACCTGCCGTCCGCTGCGCGGCTGGTCATGTTCGTGCTCTCCGACATGGCTGACGCCAAGACCGGCCTGATCCCGATGAAGCACTCTCCGTCGCTCGCTGACCTGGCCCGGGAAACCGGGCTCGGTCAGAGCACGGTCAAGGCTCAACTGGCCAGCCTTGAGCAAATGGGGTGGGTCCGGCGGTCAAGGCCGACCGGTGGCGAGCGGGCCCGGCACGTGCCGACCTACTACCAGTTGATGGTGGGCTCCCCAGGCGAAGAACGCGCTCCCGCGAAGCGGAATCCGATGGCCAGGAGCAAGCCATCGGAGGAGGGACCCGATGGCCAGGAGCAAGCCATCGGCGATAGCCAGGAAATGGCCATCGAAAACGAATCCGATGGCCAGGAGCAAGCCGACCGATGGCCAGGAGATAGCTCTTCGATGGCCAGGAGCAAGCCATCCTATATAAAGGATTACGATCTTTACGATCTTAACGATCGTTCCGCAGCAGACGCTGCGACGCCCCCAGCGCAGGAGCCTGAGGAGCCGAAGCGGAAACGCTCCAGCGGCACCCGCAAGACGGCCAAACCCAAAGAGCCTGATCCGCTCGGCGACGTCGCCCAAGAACTCACCGTTGCGTTCGTTGAAGCCCACGGCCAAACCAACGTCCAGCCGTTTGTCGCGATCCGTGGTGTAGCCAAGGCGACTCTCGCTCGCAAGGTCCCCCGTGATGTTGTGGCCGCAGCCATGGAAGCCGTTGCAAACAACGGCTTCCCAATCTCCGGCGCGACCATGACCGTCGAGCTCAACCGCATGTGGAAAGCCGCCAACCCCGGCAGCAGCGGGAACGGTGGCCGCAAATCCGCTGCCCAGCAACGCGTCGACGAAGGCATGGAGCGTGCCGAGCGCATGCGCCAACGCGACGAGGCCGAAGCGCGCGGCGAATTCATCCCGAACCTGATCGCTCTGCCCGGAGGGAGGACGGCATGAACCGGCAGGAAGCAAACATGCTGCTGACCGCAATAGCCATCGGCGACAACCGCACCACCGACGACACCGCAGTGGAGTACTGGCGGACCCTGCTCGCAGACATCCGCATCGAGGACGCCGTACAGGCGCTGGCCACCCATCGCCGCGAATCCACCGAATGGATCCAGCCCGCCCATATTCGCCGTCTGGTCAAGGCCGAACGCGCCCGCCGCATCGACGCCGCGAACATCGTGTACGAGCCCATCGGCGAGGAGAACGCCCGGCAGTTCCTCGACCGCATCGCCGCGACCTACCGCGCAGCCGGAGACGGCCGGACGGACCCGCGCCGCATCGGCCTCGCCCTGGAGCCCGGCCCGAACGCCGCTTTCGTACCCGCCGAGATCGAAGCCGTCACCGAAGGCCGCAAGGCGGTGCGATCCGCGCTGAACGTGCGCTGCCCGTTCTGCAAAGCCGCTCCACGAAGCCCGTGCAAGGTCGGCAAGAACGCCAACGGCAGGCCCGGCTTCATACACCCGACCCGCATCGACGCAGCCCGCGCCGAAGCAACCACCACCACCCCGGAAGGAACCACCCCGTGAAGGACGCCAACGGCTGGCCCGACCACAGCCCGCGCACCGCAGCCGAACTGCTCGACCCGATCCTCGGCCGCATCGGCTCCGGCAAGGCCACCAAGCACATCCCGTTCCCGCTCGACGACCTGAACAAGCTCACCGGCAACGGCCTGACCCCCGGCAAGCTCGTCGTCATCGCCGGACACTCCGGCCACGGCTCGACCACGCTCGCGCTGGACATCGCCCGGCACGCCGCCGTGGCCCACGAGATCCCCACCGCGCTCACCACCCTGACCGCCAGCCCCGAGGAGATCACGCAGCGACTGTTTGCCGCGCAGGCCGGCGTGCCCGTGGTCCGCATCGCCACCGGCACTGTCGACGACAACGACCAGCACCGCATCAGCGCGGCGGCGGGCGACTTCAAGGCCGCGCCGCTGCAAATCGACAATAACCCGAGCGTGCTAGACGCCATGGGATATGGCGTCGGCGCACCGTTCACCATCATCGACGGCGCCCATCTGCTGCACATTGGGCACCTGGCCGGGGGCGCGCTGGAGCGGGCCGACGAACAGTCCCGCAGGCTGAAGCGCGCGGCGCTGAGCGATGAGAACACCATCGTGGTGACCGTCCCGCTGGTCGGTGGTCACGGACGCGCCATCCCGATAATGGGCCACTTCGGCGACCTGTGGCCGTTCGCCGCCACCGCCGATCTGGTTCTGCTTACCTACCGGCCCGACGCGGTCGAGCGTGAAGACCCGCGCGCCGGCGAGATCGACATCACCGTGGCCAAGCACCGCAACGGCCCGACCGGCGTCGTGACCGCGTGCGCGCAGACCCACTACAGCCGCATCGTCGGCTTCACGTCCTGACCCGAGCGCCGGGCCCGACCCGCAATGCCGGGCCCGGCTTCCCGAGGCAACCACAAGACCGCCTGACCCCGCACGACACGACCGACCGACACGAGAACTGGAGCCCCGCCCAATGTCTGAACCGATGACCACCGCCCCCGACCCGAAGACCGTCCGCGAGATCGCCACGGAACACATCCTCGACTGCGGCCGCAACGCCGACGACATCGGCGCATACGTCATGGGGCACCACGGCCCCGACGCCCTGACGAAGCACCAGTACGGCGCCTGGTGCTCCGCGATTCGCTCGGCGATCAGGACGGCAGTCGTCACCGTGGAGTGGCCGGACGAGCAGCAGCCGGCCGACGTGGTGACCGACCTGACCGGCGCGGGCAACGGCGTCCACGAGATTACCGTCGTGCAGCAACACCCCATGATCGGCAAGTGGTGGCAGTCCCACTGCTCGTGCGGCTACTTCGCTTCCGATCTTCACAACTCGCACGAAGCTGCCGAGCAAGCCGGGCAAATTCACGTCCGCAAGACCAGCGCGGCCGACGTGGTGACCGCCGATCAGCAGCAGGACGGGGCGGTGAGGCGCGAGGCCGTTCAGGCCCGCTACGACAACTACGTGGCCCGGCACGAGCACATCGGGTTCGCCTGCTGCTCTGCGCACGCCAGCGCCGATGACGTGCCCGCGCTCCTGGCCGAGCGCACCGCCCTCGCCGCGCGGGTAGCGGAGTTGGAGGGCGAGCGGGAGGCGGACACGCGGGCGGTGGCGGCCGTGGTGAGCGCCCGAAACCGACAGCTCGACAGCGCGTTGCGGATGCTGCGCGCCCGCTTCGCCGACCGCATCGCAGCGCTGGACGCCGCGCCGGAAGTGGTGATCGGCGCTGGCAGCCCCGAAACCTCCGCGCTCACCCACTGCCCCACGTGCGGCTCGCCGGAATGGCTCGCCGATGGTCGGCGGGGCTGGAACCCGATCGACGTCGAGTGCGAAGTCTGCGCCGGGACCTACGCCGCCGAGACCGAGGAGTCCTGATGCCCGACACCCACGACGACGGCCGGGTCCCGCTGCGGCAGCGTTCGATCCCCGACCAGCTCGACCACTTCGGCGACAAGCTCGGCGGCCTTCTCGACGGGGCAAATCTCGACCGCGACATGCTCATCGTCATCGGCGCTGCCGTGGTGAACCTCGGCGCGATCGCCGCCCAGCTGCGCAAGCAGGGCGACCAGCTGGCCGCCGCGACCGCACGCGCCGAGAAGGCGGAGGCGCGGGTGGCGGAGCTCGGGGAGCCGGAGACTGAACAGCGCATTATCGGTGTCAGCGGCCGGGTCTACACCCCGACCGAGTTCGACCTTCCGCACCGGGCTGATTGGCTGCCCGGCGTCCGGCTGGAGGAGCGGCAGGTGTACCCGACGCGCTGGCGTGTGGTCGCCGATGCCGCACAGGACGGCCTGAGCGCTACGGAGACGGACGACGGGGCCAGTCAGGCACCCGGAGTCGAACTGGAGTTCGGGAAGGGCACAGCGGGGCTGTCAGAGCCCGAACCTTCGCGCGACACCTCCGCGTGGTGCTGGGCACCCAACCCGAACGGACCGCTGCACTGCGGACGACTGCGCAACCACGAACCCCCGCACCGACGCGGCGAACGGACCTGGACCGACAACGACACGACGGAGGACGGACAGCATGGCTGAGGCGAAACTGCACCTGGAGATCGGCCCGCAGTACGTCGAGGCGGCGAAGAAGGCGGTCGAGGACGCGCTCGTGCCGTTCCGCAACCTCGACGAGTACTGGATCCGGTCGGACGGCGACGACTCGGGTGAGCGTTGGCTCTCCGTCGGGCACGCGCCGTGCAAGCGCGAGATCTACGACAGCTGGAAGAACGACGGGCCCGAACTCAACGTCGCCCAGGTGATGCAGTTGATCGCGGCGCACCACTGCGAGGCGCCCGATGCGTGAGCTAATCCAGGCCTGGTTCAGCCTGAACCTGACCGCGGTCGTGCTGGCGGCGGCGGGCGTCGAGCTGCGGACACAGCGGCGGGAACTGTGGGGAGGGGTGGGGCGGTGACGACGCTGGCGGAACATCAGCGCATGATCCTGGACTACTACTTCGGCGCTGGAACGGCCGAGCGGATGGCGGTCCTGCGGATCCTCACCGAGAAGGAAGATGCCGTGGCGGCCGGTCGCCGGCGCGAAGGCAACGCAAGCACCTGGTACGCAAGCATCACCTGGAGCCGGAGCGCGTGGTACGCGCTGCACGGCGAGAAGGGACCGAGACGGTGACCATGCAGATGGAAGGCGTCCTGATCGTCCGCGACGACGGCGTGACCGTGCTGCCCGACGCGATACCCGTCGTGCGCGGCATGGTCGAGGCGGTGGAGCGGATCTTCGCCAGCCTCGGGATACCGGCGCGGGACCAGCGGCAGGAACGGACGGAGGAGGCGATGTGAAACTCGACGACATCAAGGGCCACGACGATGTGCCGCGTGAATGGATCCAAGCAGCACATGCCGAACTCCGATCCGCCTTGCGCGGACGAGACGTGGCCGTGCCGAAGTTCTGGATCGCAGCGATCATCTACGCGCTCGTCCCGTTGATCCGCGAGCAGATCACTCGCGAAGCCGAGCCCGAGCCCGAGATCTGCGGCCACGCCACCGGCGACTACTACTACAACTTCACGTGCGAACTCCTGCTAGGCCACGACGACCTGCACGAGTATCGCTACCACTGGAGCGGAGAGTGAGAGGCACCGACTGGCTGCGCAGGAAAGCGGCAGGCGCGGTACGGATCGAGGAGGCACCGCCGGCACTGCTCGCCGACCCGCTGATCGACCTCAGCGACGCCACCGCCGAGGACGCCCAATGGCTCGCCGAACGGCTCGAAGCCACGTTCGGCGTGAAGCTGGCCACAGACAGCCCACCGACGGCCGGCGAACTGATGCGCTGCCCGTGCACGGCCATCTACAGCAGGTGCTACTACGGGCACTGACGACGAAGCCCCCGCCCTTGCTGGCGGGGGCTTCGTTCAGTACCGGTAGGGGCGTTGGGCCATGAACCCATCCGGGGTGGGCCCTCCCGGCTGCCGTGTCAGGGCGCCGCGCCCTGACAGACGCATCAGCAACCTGCCCAGCCCGTGCACGTGGAACAGTCGCCAAAAGCCGATGGTCATCGAGGTCAGGCCGGAGACAATCAGCAGGTCACGGAGAACAACCCAGTTCATTTCAACCCCCCCAACTCACGCAGCGAGCGCGTGCATCGATGCGGCGCGCTGGCTGGCCAGAAACTCGCGAGTACGTGCATAGGAGTATGCACCCGTGTAAAGATCCGCGACATCGGCATAGCCGAAAACCTGCTGCATACGGCCACGAACAATCACCAAACAACCCTTGTATGGCTCGGCCTTGTGATTGATGCGGTACTGCTTTGCGACCTCACGGCCGTAAGCCGATGCGTACCGCTCAGCCTCAGGAAAGCCGATCGCCCGCAGATATCCGAGCGCCGTTGTGCGGCCCGCGTTGGCCTCCAGCATCAGCGCGCGCTCGTAGTGGCTCGCGGCACGGTGACGACCGGTACGGGCGGCGTGACGGGCCTCGTAGCGGCGCAGGGCGCGGCCGGAGCGCACCGGCGTCCACTCGCCGGTCCGCAGCCAGCCGGCCAGACGCGGCAGCTCACCGTTCAGGCGGTGCAGCAGCGAGGACAGCTCAACTGTCCAGCGGCGGCCGGTCTTTACGGCGGCGACGCGCCCTTGGCGGCACCAGTTGCGGATGGTGGCGGTGGTGGCGTTGGCGAGCCGGGCGGCGGCTGCGGTGTCCAGCATGCGGGTCATGATGGTTCCCTTCGGGCTTGTGGCGGGTGGTCAGTCGGCGATGTAGCTGACGTCGGCGGTGTCGGCGCACCACTCGCAGCACCCGACCTCGGCGCCGTCGCGGTTGTCGATGCGGGCGTACAGCTCGGCGGCGGGCTGCTCGCAGATCTCGCAGGTGTCGAATTCGAGGCCGAGGAGGACCAGCGCGGTGATGGCCTGGGTGTCGGTGATGATCCGGCGGGTGGCCTGGCGGGCGGTGGTGGTCATCTCGGGCCTTCTTCCTGCTTGGTTTCTGTACTTACAACTATAGACCCGGTGTAAGTACAAAAACAAGAGGGGCGGCCGAACGGATCCTTACCGATCTGTAAGTACATCCGCTACACTGGCTGCATGGCCCGACCAGCAACAGGACAGAAGCCCGTTCGGAACCTTCGGGTAGAAGACGAGATTTGGGAGACCGCACTCGCCAACGCCAAGGCTGAGGGCAGGACCCTGACCGGCGTCATCGTGGACGCGCTCAAGCGCTACAACGCCAAGGCCGAGCGGAAGCGCCCGCAGGAGGACCAGGGGGAGGAGCCCACGCCATGAGGCTGTCCATCGGCCGTCGCATCGGCGGCATGTGGTTTGGCGTCAGCTTCCGGCCACGCGCCCGACGCAGCGCCAGCCGCTACTACACCCACGCAGGCTGTTCGGTACGGCACCAGCGGCAGGATACTGCGGAAGCCTGCGCGCGGCGGATGGGAGGAGGGGCGTGAGCGAGCGTTCCCCGTTCGGCGGCGTTACTGCTGCCCAGGCATCCGCCAACCTCACGGCGAACTTCAGCGCCATGCGATGCCCCGCTGCACACGCCAACGCCGTACCCGTGGACACACTCGACGGCGAGACCGTGGCCGCGCTGTGCCCCGACTGCGACCAGCAGCTGCCGCCTGCATGGGCGAAGCAAAACGCCCGCTGACGTCGAACACCCGTTCGAGGTACCCTGAGGCCACACGCCCACCGGGACGACAGGAGGGACCATGACCCGCTACTGGCTCTGGTGGTTCCTCCTGACCTTCCCCGTCGGCTTCCTCATCCCCGAGACCATCGCCCTCGTCCGGAACCGCACACAAGACACGCTCAGCGGCGCCATCTGGAACCTGGAGAAGCTGCAACCAGGCCAAGGCATTACCAAGTGGACCGCCGCGCACCTGCTGTTCACCGGCGTGTTCGTGCTGGTCACGGCCTGGCTGGTCGGCCACTTCGGATGGGGACTGTGGCGATGAGCCCTCTGCAAACGATGAGGCCCTAACGTGGTAGCCGGTGAGCACGGCAACCGCCGGCACCAGACCGCGGAGCTCCGGAAGCGCATCGTCGAGCTCCGCGGCGAAGACCTGAGCTTCCGGCAGATCGCCGAAGAAGTCGGCCTGAGCGTGGCCACCGTGTGGCAGCACTACCAGGCCGCGATGCGCAACATCCCCGCCGCCGCTGTCGCCGCGCACGAAGCCGTCCGCGCCGCACGCCTGGAAGAGCAGCTGCGCCGCATCGACATGGAACGCGAAGTCGTGATGAACATCCTCGCCGACAACCACATCATCGTGTCCAACGGCAAAGTCATGTACGAGGACGGCGCGACGATCGGGGACCCGGCGCCGGTGCTGGCCGCCGTGGACCGCCTGGTGAAGCTCGACGACCAGGAGGCGCGGCTGCTCGGCCTGAACGCGAAGACTGAGATCAGTCACACCGGCACCGTCAAGTACGAGTTGGCGGGCATCGATCCCGGCACGCTGGCGTGACCGCCACCGTCGTCCGGTTCGAGCCGCGCGGCGCCGTCCTGGAAGCGTTCCGCTGCCGGGACACCGAAATCCTGCTGTCCGGCGCGGCCGGAACCGGCAAGAGTGTCGGCGCGCTGATGAAGATGCACCTGGCGATGCTCCAGACGTCCGGCGCCCGCGCGCTGATCGTCCGCAAGACCCACGCCTCGCTGACTGCCTCGACGCTGGTGACGTTCCGGCAGAAGGTAGCGGCCGAGGCCATCGCCGCGGGCATCCTGAAGTTCTACGGCGGCTCGGCGCAGGAGCCGGCCAGCTTCCGCTACACCAACGGCTCCGTCATCGTCGTCGGCGGCCTGGACCGGCCGTCGCGGCTGCTGTCCACCGAGTACGACATGGTGTTCATCGACGAGGCCATCGAGGTGACGGCCGAGGACATCGACACTCTCGTGACGCGGCTGCGCAACGGCCGCCTGTCGTACCAGCAGATCATGATGGCGTCGAACCCCGGTGCGCCGACGCATCACCTGAAGCAGCGCGCCGACGCCGGACGCTGCCGGATCTTGTACAGCAAGCACGAAGACAACCCGCGGATGCACGACGGCTCGGACTGGACCGTCTACGGCAGCGAGTACCTGGCACGGCTGGACACCCTGACCGGCGCCCGGTACCAGCGGATGCGGTGGGGCAAGTGGGTGTCGGCCGAGGGCCTGGTGTACGAGGGCTTCGACCCGGCGATCCACGTCGTCGACAGGCTGCCTGAGGGCTCGGAGCGCTGGACCCGGTACCTGGCGGTGGACTTCGGGTACTCGAACCCGTTCGTGGCGCAGTGGTGGGCCGAGGACGGCGACGGCCGGCTGTGGCTGTACCGGGAGCTGTACCGCACGAAGGGCCTTGTCGAGGACCACGCCAAGGACATGATGAAGGCGATGCTGGACCGGCGCGGCGCATGGGCCGAGCCGAAGCCGCACGCCATCATCTGCGACCACGACGCTGAGGACCGTGCCACGCTGGAGCGGCACATGGGCATGGGTACGCGGGCGGCGCACAAGACGGTGTCGGACGGGATCCAGGCGGTGCAGGCGCGGCTGAAGGTGCAGCCGGACGGTAAGCCGCGGCTGTATGTGGTGCGGGGTGCGCTGATCGCGCCGGACCCTGAGCTGATTGAGGCGAAGAAGCCGACGTGTCTGGAGCAGGAGATCACCGGGTATGTGTGGCCGGTTGATGTGAAGCCGGACAAGCGTGAGGCGCCGGTGAAGGAAGACGACCACGCGATGGACGCGATGCGGTACATGGTGGCCGAGCGGGACCTGGGCGCGAGGCCGCGGTACCGGTCGTTCAACCGGTAGGTTCCGCCGCAGGTCAGTGCTAGAGGACGTTTGTCTGCTTGCGAGGTCGGCCGGGGGTAATGGCCCCCTCGGCCCACTGCTTGGCCGTCCTCAGTCGGTGGCAGTTGGCACACACCACATCGCACTTCGCGGCTTCGGCTACCAGCGAGGCACGGCTCCGCATCGCGGAAGACCCCACTATGAACAGCTTTGTAGACGGGTCCCGATGGTCGAGATCCATACAGACGGTTGGGTACTTGATCCCGCAGTCTGCGCACGGCTGGTCTTTGATCTCCGCCAGCCACACCTTGAACTCTTCGTGCCGCTTCTTGTTCGCACCCGAGCTGGCGCCCCGGCATGGTTCACAACGGCATCCGCGCCCGCGGTAGCCGTCTACGGTGCCGTGCCACAACTCAGAGCGTTGACTCATGAGTGCCATGGTGTCAGCTCGGACCCACATTTTTAGAACGTGTGTTCGAATCGGCGGCAGGCGAAATCGGCGCCCACTTTCGAACATGCGTTCCCGTGCGCTACCCTGACCGTGACCTCATAAAGTTACGTAACTTTACGAATTGACGGCGGGAGGCGGCATGGCAACCATCACCGCACTCCCCACAGACGCGCCCCGGCCCCGACAAGGGCGGCGGGACCGGATGCGCACGGCCTGGACCAAAGCGAGGCGCCAGGCCACCACGACGGTCAGCGCGGCGCGGCACCACAACTGGAGCCCCGCGCTGACCGTCACCGGCCTCGGCTCCATCGACCTCGCAGCATGGGAAACCTTCGGACGCGGCGCCGGATGGCTCGCCCTCGGCGTCAGCATCCTGGCGTTCGACTGGTCCCGCGACTGATGAGCCTCATCGGCAAAGCAGTCCGCCCCCGCAACGCCGGCAAACCGCCGATCCCCCTCGGCGACGGCATGTCAGCCTCCCGACGCGGCCTGTCATTCAACCTCGGCAACGGCCGCCAAGACGCCGAAACGTTCATGCGGCAGTACGGCATGTCCGGAACCATCTACGGCATCATCAGCCTGCTGGCCGAGTCCTCCGCGACACCCGTATGGAACCTGTACAAGAAGCAGCCTGTTGACGGACGCCGCCGCTACTCCACCAGCGACCAAGGCAGCGACCAGCGCGTCCAGGTCGTGCAGCACCCCGCCATACAGCTGCTCAACAACCCGAACGACTGGCACTCCCGCTTCGAATACTTCGAAGGCAGCCAGCAGCACGAGGAACTGACCGGCGAGACGTTCTGGGTCCTCGACCTCGAGGCAGGCTTCCCCACCTCCATGTGGTACGTCCGCCCCGACCGCATGGAACCCGTCCCCGACCCGAACAACTTCCTCCTCGGCTGGATCTACACTGGCCCGACCGGCGAGCAGATACCGCTGAAGACCGAGGAAGTCATCCTCGAGAAGCGCCCCAACCCGCTCGACCCGTACCGCGGTGCCGGGCCGGTCGCGTCGATCCTGCCGAACATCCAGCAGCAGCGGTACGCCACCGAATACCAGAGGAACCTGTTCCTCAACGGTGCGGACCCCGGCGGTGTCATCCAGGTCCCGAACCGCCTGACCGAGCCGGAGTTCGACGACCTCGTCGACCGGTGGCGCGAATCCCACCGCGGCGTGGCCCGCGCCGGCCAGATCGGCGTGCTGGAATCCGGCGCCGTGTGGATACCCAACGCCCACTCCAACAAGGACATGGAGTACGGGCAGCTGCGCCTCGCGAACCGCGACGAGCTGCGCGAGGCATGGCGGATCCACAAGTCGATGATGGGCAGCTCGGATGACGTCAACCGCGCCAACGCGCAGACGGCGCAGGAGGTGTTCGTGGCGTGGCAGGTGCTGCCGCGGCTGAACCGCCGACGCGACACCCTGAACAGCAAGCTGCTGCCGCTGTTCGGCAGCACCGCCAAGGGCGTCGAGTTCGACTACGAAGACCCGTCGCCGGTCAACGCCGAGACCGCCGCGACCGAGCTGCTCCAGAAGGCGCAGGCCGCTGCGGCTCTGCTCGCCACCGGCGTGTTCGACCCGCGCGACGTCCTGGAGGCTGTCGGGCTGCCCGACATGGACGTCCAGGACGTCCCCGCCGCCGCCGCGCCGCCGCAGACCCCGCCGCCGAACGCTTCCGAGCTTGGCGATCAGGGCCAGAACCGTGCGCGACGGTCCATCACCATGATCCGCGCAGCCCGCGACGACAGCGAAGACAACGGCGACGACAGCGAAGATGACGACGAGGACCAGAAGACAGCGCCGCCGCACGACCTGACCAAGACCGACGAGCACTGGAAGAAAGCCGTCGCCGCCGCGGTGATTCTGTACCTCACCAAGATCGTGTACGTACAGCGGAAGCAGATCGCCGAACAGATCGAGAAGCTCGTTGACGCCGGCAACATCGCAGGCCTGGCGCAGATGACCGTCGACCATGAGGACGGCGCCAGGCTGTTGCTGACCTCCATGAGCATGCTCGCCGTGGTGTCCGCCAAGCACGCCGCCGCCGAAGCCAAGGCGCAGGGCGCCACAGTCACGCCGCAGACCCCGAAGGATGCCGAGCTCGCCGCCACCGCTGAAGCAGCCGCCGCCGTAGCCGCGGCCGGCCTGGCGCTGTCTGCCGCCACACAGGCCGCGCGCCTCGCCGTCGCCGACCCCGAAGCCAGCGGCGCCGACATCGCCGCCGAAGTCGACCAGTTCCTCGACGAACTGTCGGACGCGTCGCTGACGACCCGCATCTCCGGCGCCATGTCCGCCGCGCAGAACGCCGCCCGCACCGCCACGTTCCTGAACGGGCCGTCGGCGGACCTGTACGCGTCCGAGGTCAACGACAAGAACACGTGCGCGCCGTGCCGCGCAGTCGACGGCACCTACATCGGCAACACCACCGACGACAACATCGACGACGAGGTGGCGGCGCTGTACCCGAACGGCGGCTACATCGGCTGCGCCGGCTCAGACCGCTGCCGCGGCACCGTCATCGCCGACTACAGCAGCGCCGGATCGTCGAACCGCCGACGGCCCGTCATCAAGGCGAAAGACGCCGGTGCGAAGGCCTACCAGCAGGAGGCGCCCGACTATCCGCCGGAAGCGGTCGCGTGGATGCACCACGCCGACTGGTCGGGCCCGGTGAACGTTCCCGTCGGCCACATCGACTGGACGCCCGGCGAGATGGAAGGCGCCGACCCCGACCACGTCCAAGATTTCGTGGCGAAGATCCGCGCCGGCAAGAAGCTGAAGCCGGTGATCCTGGTGAAAACCCCCAAGGGCGACCAGTTGCAGCTCGTCGACGGCCACCACCGCTACCTCGCCGCGGCCGAGCTCGGTGCGCCGGTCCGCGCATTCATCGGCGTCGTCGACAAGAACCACGGGCCGTGGGAGTCGATGCACAAGCAGCAGTACCCCGGCGGCCACAGCGCCGACGGCGGCACCGCCAACGCCGCGACCCTGTCGAAGCCGCAGGTGCACTACCGCGACGCCACCGATACGGACCGCCGCTGCGGCACCTGCTCCATGTTCCGTGCGCCGAACGGCTGCACGTTGGTCAAGGGCCTGATCAGGCCCGGTGGCGTGTGCGACCGGTACACGCCAGGAAACGACGCGTCCGCAGCTCTGCGGCGTGTCCTCAGCGACGGCTGGATGCCCATCGAGATTGGAGGTAGGCGCTGATGCACGGAGCACGTCCGCTGCGCAGTACCCGCCGCGTGCAGAACCTCGTGGGGGTCCTGCCGCGCTGGTGGAAGATCGAGAACAAGGCCGGGGTGTCCGGCCCGACAGTCGTGTCCATCTATGACGAGATCGGCATGTACGGCGTGTCCGCCGGCGACTTCCTCGCCGAGATGCGCCAGATCCCCGGCGACATCGAGATGCACATCAACTCACCCGGCGGCGACGTCTTCGACGGCATCGCCATCTACAACCAGCTGAAGCAGGCGCAGCAGCGCGGCACCGTCCACATCGTCGTGGACGGCCTGGCCGCTTCTGCCGCGTCGTTCATCGCGCAGGCCGCGTCTCCGGGGCACCTGGAGATGGCGCCCCACGCACAGATGATGATCCACGACGGTTTCGCCATGGGCATCGGCAACGCCGCCGACATGACCGAGCTCGCCGCGCAGCTGGACAAGGCCTCGGACAACATCGCGGCCATCTACGCCGACCGCACCGGGAAGCCCGCCGAGTACTGGCGGAACCTGATGCGCGCCGAGACGTGGCTGTCGGACGTGGAGGCCGTGAGTATCGGCCTGGCCGACCGGGTCCAGGGCGCCGAGGACGGCACCTCCAACAGCTGGGACCTGTCGGTGTTCAACCGCTGGGCCGAACCGGCCGCGGTGCAGAACAAGCCGAAGCCGCCGAAGCCCGGCAAGGGCAAGCCCCCGGCGACGCAGGCCGACCCCGACCCGGACGACGACGGCGACGACGACACCAGCGCCGAAGGCGACACCGACCACGACTACTTCGACGAGGACGGCAACCCGATCAAGCCGAAGAAGGCTGCGAAGTCCGCGGCCAAGCAGGCGAAGCTGCTCGCGGCCACCGTCGACAGCACCCCGTGGGACGCGGCGAAGGCGTGGCACAACGGCACCGTCGCCGACGACCCCGAAGCCTTCTACGAGGGCATCTGTGCCGGCAAGAAGTCGGGCGACCCGTCGAAGCAGGACGCGTGGGCGCTGCCGTACAAGTACCACCCCGACGACCCGCCGAACGCGGCCGGCACCCGCAACGCTCTGGCGCGCCTGAACCAGACCCAAGGTCTGATCAACAAGGGGCAGGCCAAGACCACTCTTCAGAACGCCATGAAGAAGATCAACCCGGACTATAACCCGGGTGACCAGGTAGAACCCGGCCTGCTGTCAGCAGCGCTGATCGAAGCCCTGAAAGGGGGCAGCAAGTGAGCGCGAAGCTCAAGATCCCGACTGATTCCGCAGGCCTGATGGAGCTGCTGAACGACCACACCCGAGTCAGCAAGGTCTACTCGCCCGAGGCGATCGCCGACGGGACGTTCCAGGAGTTCCAGAACTCCTACGCGAAGCACTTCGTCAAGTCCAACCCGGACGCTGTCGACGACGTCCGCGACCAGGTCCAGTCCGTCATCTTCGACATGATCCGCGACAACGGCTCCAAGCGCGGGCCGAAGATCGGCGTGAACCTCCACAACGGCAGCCCCGAGCTGACCGTCGACGGCACCGCCGCGGTGTCCCGCGGACGCGGCGCCGTCTACAACAAGACCTCCGCCGGTGCGGCGCTGGAGCGCGCCTACCCCAAGGCTGAGCGCTTCAACTCGATGGGCGAGTACTGCAAGGCCATCTTCGAGCTGCGGTCGCCGTCGACGAAGCCGGGCCGCGAGGAACTGATCGCGAAGCTCGGCCGCGTCAAGGAGTTCCAGAACTCGTTCAGCTCCGAGGAGCCGGGCGCCGGTGGCTTCCTCATCCCGGAGATCATGCGGTCGGAGCTGTTGCAGCTGGCGCTGGAGTCGGCGATCGTGCGTTCCCGCGCGACCGTCATCCCCATGTCGACGCTGAAGGTGCCGATCCCGACCGTCGACGACACCAGCCACGCCTCGTCGGTGTTCGGTGGCATCACGTTCTACTGGACCGAGGAGGCCGCGCAACTCACCGAGTCCAACGCCACCTTCGGCAAGGTCACGCTGGACGCGAAGAAGCTGACCGGCTTCTTCAAGGTCCCGGCCGAGCTGCTCGACGACGCCCCGGCGTTCTCCGGCTGGTTCGACTCCCGCGTCCCCGCCGGCCTGGCGTGGTTCGAGGACGTCGCGTTCCTGACGGAGACCGGCGTCGGCACCCCCGAGGGCGTCATCAACTCCCCGGCCTCCGTGCAGGTCACGAAGGAGTCCGGGCAGGCCGCGGGCACGATCGTGTGGGAAAACATCGTCAACATGTACGCCCGCATGCTCCCCAGCAGCCTGAACAACGCGGTGTGGGTGTGCAGCATCGACACCTTCCCGCAGCTGGCCACGATGGCGCTGTCGGTGGGCACCGGCGGCGGGCCCGTCTGGATCGGCGGCTGGTCGCAGCCCGGTTCCGACATGCCCCCGATGACGATCCTGGGCCGTCCGGTCATCTTCACCGAGAAGGTCCCGAAGCTGGGCACCACCGGCGACATCAACTTCCTCGACCTGTCGTACTACCTCATCGGTGACCGGCAGCAAGTGCGGGTGGACTCCTCGGAGCACTTCCTGTTCCAGAACAACCAGGTGGCGTACCGGCTGATCGAGCGTGTCGACGGCCGCCCGTGGCTCCAGTCCGCTCTGACCCCGCACAACGGCTCGGCGAACACCCTGTCGCCGTTCGTGCAGCTCCAGTCCCGCTAACCGGCGGCTGGTCGA